TTATAGTATAACTAATAGTTGCGACAAGTGAAGAGAATGAGTTCTTATCATATTTATAACGAATGTGATGTTGCAATTATTCCTTTCATTGGAGGTACACCGTCTGGAGATGCTTTGGGAACAACTTTATGTAACACAATGTTGTCATTGATGTACTAGATTTTATATCTTGCTGAAATTGGCGTTGAGGATCCCTGGGATTTTTAATAATGTAAACGTCAAGGCATATTTTATCAAGCTGCCGGCGATGATACTTGTGTTCATATGTAGTAGAAATGGGTTGCACCTTACTTAAATGTCCTTGACAAGCGAGTGGCTAAGAAAAAGAATCAGTAAAAGGCAATTGGTCTAGGACAAGTAGTGAAATTCTAGTAGATCAGAGTTGGAGATTTTGATTAATTTGATTTCTGTTCAAAACTCATTTATAGCGACGGTACCATATAAGGTCTACAGATGTTCAGAAATCCAATTAAAACGTTGACAACGAAACAATTTTATATCAACAAGAACGCCAAAATCTATAAAAACCCATGCATTCATCCGCTTGCATTGTATATGGGTATTAAAAGTTAAAAATTTTCAATGTTGGTATAAGAAATAATGAGATGGCGTATTAGCAATTGTCTTTAGAAAGCCGCTTATAAAAGGAAGAAATAAGCGAATATAATTGCAGCATCAGTAAAGAAAAAGAGTTTCTTCGAGAAGTCGAGATAATTGCTAGCGAGACGATTTGCGAATAGTGACACCTTGGCCGATGATAATTTAGATAACCCAATCATCGAAATTACTTAATAGTAATTGTAGTATATTGACTAAAAAGTAATGTTTGCCTATGTTGAATAATAAGGTGGTTACTAATGCTAAGCTTAAATAAATGATATGCTCGGGATTTCAATACGTGATCTGTACCATTTAAGTATGACTTCAACTATCAATCTTTGTGATATTAATGGTTACAGGAGAGCTGTCAAAACTAAGAGGAAGAACTTCAGATCATTCAACAAGACAGCAACCATTCCCGAGACTTCCAGTAGAAAGAGTAAGGCTTCAAAGAAAAATATTGTTCAGAAACGAGTCAATGCCTTACTATCAGTGTATTCAAAATTCAAAAAGACGGATCAAGTTATTAAATATCTGCGTAATGAATACACATCTGATTTGGGTGAATGGGTTACACTCAAATCCTTCCCTCCG